ATGCAAGTTCAAGCTAAAAATAGTTCAAAAAACACTTGACAAATTTATAAAAGTGTGGTATAATTGCAACATCTCTCCACAATATGAAAGGATAAAGAGATGGACAAAGAACTACAAGATTATTACGAAACCCTATTAGATTTGTTTGCCTCGGCGGGTTGGAAGCAATACATAGAAGATATATCCGACAATATGGACATTCTTCAAGATATTACCACCATCCCAGATGAGAAACAATTCTGGTTTCGCAGAGGACAAATAGAAGCAGTACAGCGAGTTCTCTCTTACGAGTCAGCGATTAAAAACAGCTACGAGGACTTTGAGAGGGAAGTAAATGCCTAAACGCATCTATGAGTTTATCTGCTCAGACGATCACATATCAGAAGCTTACATTGACTCGGAACTCCGAACAACCAATTGTGGCGTATGTGGTCAACCTGCAATTCGTATCGTTAGCAAGCCTATGGTCAAACTTGAGGGCGTGACCGGAGATTTTCCCGGAGCAGCAATGCAGTGGGAACGGAAGCGAAACGAGAAGATGGCGCAGGAACGAAAGAGTGCCGCTGAATAAGCACAAGCACATAGTTATATTCCACAATGCTTATTAGCACGGAGAGTTTAATGGCAACATTTATTGACGAAGGCGACGAGCCTTTACAAGAAGACGAAGAGTATTCATCGGTCGAGGATGAAGAGGAACAGGCAACCCTTGAAGAGGAACCTGAACCAGAAAATACTGACGAAGAGGACATTCCTGAGAAGTATAAGGGCAAATCTGTTAAAGACATTGTTCGTATGCACCAAGAGGCCGAGAGAGCCATCGGCAAGCAAGGGAGTGAAGTTGGGGAACTTCGGAAGATTGTAGATGACTTTGTTAAAGCCCAAACCGTCACACAACAACAAAAAGCCCCAGATGTCGAAGAGGAAGTAGATTTCTTCTCTGACCCTGAGAAAGCAATTGCATCAGCTATTTCAAAGCACCCGAAGGTACAACAAGCCGAACAGATGGCAGTACGTTCAGCACAAGCAGAGATTTTAGCAACCTTAAAAGCTAACCACCCCGACTACGGTGAGATTATTAAAGATAACTCATTTATAGATTGGGTGGGGAAGAGTAAGGTGAGGCAAGAGTTATTAGTTCGAGCAGACCGCAATTACGACATTGACGCAGCGGATGAGTTGTTATCTACTTGGAAAGAAAGAAACCAAGTAGTCGCTCAATCAAAAGCAGTCGAACAAGTACAACGTAAGCAAGCGGTTAAATCTGCATCGACTGGTAGCACTAAAGGCTCAGGTGAACCAGCAAGTAAGAAAAACTATCGACGCTCCGACATTATAGAACTCATGCAAAGAGACCCCGACCGTTATCAAGCGTTAGCACCTGAAATCATGCAGGCTTACGCAGAAGGAAGGGTTAAATAATCATTTTGAAAGTTAATTATTATGGCACTCGGAAGTAATCACGTCACAAATACCACAGCATCAACATTTATCCCTGAGTTGTGGTCAGACGAAATCATCGCAGCATACAAGCAAAACTTGGTTATGGCTAACCTCGTCTCTAAAATGTCCTTCAAGGGCAAAAAGGGCGACACGCTGCACATCCCTAAACCCACTCGTGGCTCTGCCTCTGTTAAGGCTGCATCTACGCAAGTAACCCTGCAAGCCGCTACTGAGTCAGAAGTGCAAGTTTTGGTTAACAAGCACTACGAGTATAGCCGCTTGATCGAAGACATTACGGAAGCTCAAGCTCTGGCATCACTGCGTAAGTTTTACACAGGTGACGCTGGTTACGCTTTGGCTAAACAAGTTGATGGCGACCTGATTCAATTGGGTCGTGGCGCTAACGGTGGCGACGGTTCTGCTGACTACGACGGCGCTGTTTTGGCTGGTGACGGCTCAACGGCTTATGTTGATGGCTCTAACGTAGGTAACGCAATTACCGACGCAGGTATCCGTAAGATTATCCAGACTCTGGACGATCAAGACGTACCTATGGACGGTCGTGTGTTGGTTCTGCCTCCTGTTGCACGTAACACCATGATGGGTCTGGCTCGTTTTACTGAGCAAGCCTTTACTGGTGAAGTTGGTGGTGGTAACACTATCCGCAACGGTGAAATCGGCAACGTGTACGGTGTTAAGGTCTATGTGACCACCAACGCTGATACCGCAACTACCAATACTACCCGTATCGGTTTGATGTTCACTAAGGATGCTTTTGTGTTGGCAGAGCAGATGGGCGTACGCTCACAGACTCAGTACAAGCAAGAGTACTTGGGTACATTGTTTACCTCTGACATGCTGTACGGCGTGAAAGAGTTGCGTGATGAGGCTGCTATCGCTATTGCGTTGGCTGCTTAATTAAGCTAAAGGAGGCTCTCTTCGGAGGGCTTCCTTTGTTAAAGGGCTTTGTCAAGAGTCTTTCAACAAAGGAAATTTATGGCATACTACCGTGGAATAGGAGGCGCTGGCGATGCCACCAACGATGCGACAATATCGCAGGTAACACAAGCCCAACTAGATGCAGAGGCAGCACAAATTGCAGCGGCAGCATCAGCTTCAGCGGCTTCAGCTTCTGCAACCAACGCATCTACCAGTGCAATTTTAGCAGCTAACAGTGCAGATTCAGCGGCTACTAATGCTACTGCCTCTGCCACCTCAGCCGCATCCGTAGCTACCGCAGCGGTTAATGCGACTAACTCAGCTACCGCAGCCGCTACCTCAGCAACGAATGCAGCGGCTAGTGAAAGTGCAGTAGCTACCTCTGCAAGTAACGCGGCAACGTCAGAGACTAACGCGGCAGCAAGTGAAACGGCAGCAGCAACGTCAGAAACTAACGCGGCTACCAGTGCTTCTACTGCTACGACTCAAGCGAGTAATGCGGCTACATCAGCCTCAGCGGCTTCGTCATCAGCCTCAAGCGCGGCTACGAGTGAAACTAATGCAGGTTTATCAGCCTCTGCTGCTGCTACAAGCGAGACTAACGCAGGAGTTAGTGAGGGTAATGCGGCTACCTCAGCCTCAAGCGCGGCTACCTCGGCAACTAACGCAGGAGCCTCTGAGACGGCAGCAGCGGCGTCAGAGAGTGCAGTGGCTACCTCTGCCTCAAATGCCGCTACAAGCGCCTCTAACGCCTCTTCTAGTGCGTCTGCGGCGGCTTCCTCAGCTTCAGCGGCCTCAACCTCTGAGGGTAATGCGGCTTCCTCAGCTTCGGCGGCCTCGACCTCTGAAGGTAACGCAGCTACATCAGCATCGGCGGCTTCAACCTCTGCGACTAATGCGGCTACCTCTGAGGGTAATGCGGCTTCTTCGGCCTCAGCGGCAGCAACCTCGGCAAGTGATGCGGCAACAACGTACAGCACTTTGTTATCAACCCTCTCAACTTACATAACCGAAACAGACACCATTGACGGTGGTTCATTCTAAGGATTTTTATGGCAAATACGATTATTACTAAGAACAGTGCAACCGCCACTGCCGTCCCTACAGCGGGTCAATTGGTACAGGGTGAGTTGGCTGTTAACGTCACCGACAAGCGATTATTCACTGAAAACAGTGGTGGTACGGTTGTTGAGCTAGGGACAAATCCGTCTTCTGTTACAACAGGCAACCTTACAGTGAATCGGGCAAGTGGCGCAGGCGTTACATCCGGCATTTCTTTACAAACTGCTGCTGGTGCTGTTGGAGATGGTTCGTATATCAAATGGACAGGCAGTAATGCCGGAGAAAAAATAGCGCGTATTGACGGTGTTCAAGAGGGTACAGATGTAGGTTCCATTCGCTTTAATACGGGCAATGGTGCTGACGGTTTTGCAGAACGTATGCGCCTCGACAGCGCAGGTAACGTGGGTATTGGGACGAATTCGCCAAGCAGTTACGGAAAGTTAACCGTAGACACTTCAGGGACAGCAACTCCTGTTATTTATGGTCTGTCAGGAGACCAATCTTCAAGTCGAATAATCCTTGAAAATACAGGGGCTGGCGGTCAGAAGTGGCAATTTGTTGCTGGCGATGTTGGGGTATCAAACTCTGGATTGTCTTTCTATGACGGCACGGCGACCCGAATGCGCAT